TGAACATGTAATGTAGAAGTACTTCAATATTCGTAAAACCAACCGGAGGTTGTCTCTCTATGAGTATTGTTTCAGCCTCGTCAAATATATCTCTATGGTCATCCACCATAAGGGGAACGAGATCAACCATATCGTTTGAGTGTATGTATTTATAGTCTTCTAAACTTACCTTCTTTATATACTTCACATCAATCTTCGGTCCATTCCCACACTCGGCGACCACGAGACCCATATTATGGTATCCAATATCTATGGCGAGCACCTTCATAAAGAGTAAACTATTAGCGTCTTTAATACTTTATTAATTTAAAAGCTATAGAAGTTCTCAGTATATTCGAAATTCTCGATGGGGCTAGTCCACGATGCCGTATAGTAGATTTGAAAAATATACCTCGATTAAGAAGTGGTTCAATACTCTTAATAGTATCACCTTCTTTGAATAAAATATGACCACCTATTTGTTCCACATTATCATGATTTATATGATTCAAATAAAGTAAAAATGTATATGCATCATCATCCGGGCTATCCAAATGATATGTGCCATCTAAACCATACGTTTGACCATTTGCATATACAGTCACAAGTTTAAAGTCTCCATTTAAATGTGTTTTTATAGTTTCAAAAATTGTTTCTGTAAAAAGGGGTTTATCGTCGAGTACAGAAATCCAAAACTTAATATCATTGGGTCTAGATCTATGACCGTAATACCATGGTATATTTTCCATCATAATCATGGCATCATTTAAGAGTAACTCCGGTAGAATACCATCTATAACTTGTATTGATTCCATATGTAGTTTTCATATATCATCTTTAAATTAATTACTTGTATTATATATATGAAGAACAAGACCAAGACACAAATATTGTGGTATACCATCACTATATTAACACTCATTTTAAGCTACATGTGGTTCAATCCTAAAGTTGTCGAAGTTCCAGTAGAAGTTCCTGTGATGCCAATTCCACCTCGCATAGAAGTTTCTCGTGCAGAACCACGTAGAGAACCAGAATACAGAGGACCTCCCATCAAACAGTATAAACCTGGATACATGCAACAGATGGGTATTCTCGTAGGAGCGGGTGAAGAAACACTTCCACTATACGGTAAAGAAGTCAGGGGGAGGCGTGATCGTTATAACTACTACACAACAACGGGGGGTGAAAACTTATACCCAATACCCGTTTCACATAACGCGCGTGATTGTATGGAAGATATCGGTTGCCAAGAACTTTATGGGAATGAATCAGTATCAGTGTTGGGAAAGACTGGTTCATACACGGTAAAAATGTATAGAACGGATGATTTCTTTTAACGTGTGAATCTATGGTAAGTGTCAGTGCCTATCATAGCACTAGAAGTACTACTCGAAATACAACATACACATATCATCATCAACAAAATTGGGTTTTTAAGTGGTATAGACATCATTTTTTGTGAAATCAACATTGAACACATACAAGAAAGTACAAGAGATATTAATTGTGAAACATTGAAGTCCTTAGTTTTATCCCATGCGATACCCGGTGAAGTAAATAAACCGAAATCAATCATGTTTTAATATATACTAAGAATATTTATTACGGAGATTCATGACAATATCAATTTCTCTACCCAACAACCCTGGATTTCCTGAGAACTTGCGCTTAATTCTCAAGAGTTTCATAATAGTTTCATCATCTATATATTTAAAAAACTCTACGAGTTCTCCTATATCTCTTGAATCAATACCCTCCTTTTGAGCTTGAACATAAGGCCATGTCTGTTCTCGAAGTGTCACAAGTTCACATTCAAGTTTTCTTATACGGGGGAGAAGTACTTTTGAAATTAAAGCTTTTAACTCAAATACACTGGTCATTTTATATATTTATGTTTTCATCTTTAAGACACATAAAAGTACATGGCTACATAAAATTAATGACAGGAGTTCTTACCGCCCTCGGAGTTAGACCTAATGTACGGTGCAAAGCTCAACACAGTGATGCAATTCACCATAAAATGAAGAAATATGAGATTAGACGTATAGCTTTACAACACATGTACGAAGCACCATCTCTCCACGAACCTGAAGAACTTACTGTGAGACAGGTGCGTCTCAAAATGATTCTTCACGAAGCTCTTGATATTGCACATACCATTTGTGAACATCGTGATGCACAAGAATGTTTATGGGCGTGGGAGATGGTTGATGAAATTGATGACGCCGCTACAAGGGCTGGTGTCAATTACCAATAATTTCCCTGTATATAGTAAATGGACCTCAGAGAAAGGGTCAAAAGTTTAGGTTACAGGGTAACCAAAGATGTCAAAGGTAAAAGGATCAAACTCAGCAAGAAGGAACTTCAAGCTAAACTTGACAAGAAGAAGAAGAAGTCTCACCCGACATTAGATAATCAAGCTAGAAATGTAAAGAAGTTTATCAAGGTTTGTAAGATGGTCCTAAAAGAGGCGGAACCCAATGCTCCACGAGCTCCAAGACCCACGCGTACCACTGCGTCTCCACCCCCTCCACCAATGCGCGCTATTCCTGCACCACCTGTTAATAACCCACGTGCCAGACTTATGGCCAATCTCCGAGCAAATCTTAAAAGGAGGGGTCTCACAAATAACTAATCACTAGACCCAAATAATCCCAAACCTCTTTGACATAAACTTCCTAACACCCTCGAAATTAGGATAACTCCAGAGGTACCACCGCGACCAAAACCCCGCACTGTCAATACCACTAATCCCCCAATTCTCAGAGAAGCTGTAATCTATCTTCAACATCTTCTCTTGGATCTTTTTAGGATTTCTCTCTGCAATAACACTCTTTGGTATTCTCCCCCCATGCCTGAGAATATAGGAACGCATTCGTGATGGTGTTTTATGTTTGGTGTAGTCTGAGTATCCACTGGCCCCAAAGTCAACAGTTCTGCCATCTTCGAGGATGGCTCTAAATTTCTTTTTGCGGTTCGGACTTCGCGTGACCTTGACCCGCATCTACTATTTTAAAATATTTTAAATTATATATGACATTTGATCTAACAAAGAGAATATTCTTAAATAAAATAGCACCAGGTATACGTGCGTTATTTTCAGATACGAAGGAATCTAATAGAATTGGTAGGAACCCCTCGAATCACATTGAACATTTTTTAAAGAAAAATATACTTATTCATACAGACGAGGATGATATATTTAGACTACTCACATTCTTTGACTCTATAAATATAACGTTCGGAGATGTATTTAGAGAGGCAGATATAAATATTCTTTATTTAACTGAAGATGAAATCAGAATTAAAACGCTCATCGATAACGGAGACATAGCAACCTTTAATGACTTCGTGTGCTATTAATTACTTACGACACGCACCACAATATCCTTCCTTCTTGGGGAGGAAGAAAAGACGTTCGGGTCCACGCTTGACTCGGTACATGTGATCATATATATGGAGAAGAGCAACGGCTAGTCCCGCGGTACCTACGACCGAGTACTTCACCTTCCTAGCAGTCCAGGCATAGGCGATGAGCATGGCCACGATTACCATCTGGACGATAGTAAGACGGGGGAACTCTGGCATCTTGAAACGCTTCTCAAGAGTGGGAGCTTCTTCTGTGGGGATTGGGGTGTATGTTTCCATTCGCTTTCCGCCGTAACCGGGCATTTTTATTTTATACTGAGAAAATAATGTGGCCCATTGTGTTGGTTCCTTTTGCTATGATTTTCTATGATTATTTTAAGGCACCCATTGATTCTCTCTACTTTACAAAACCACAGCGTTTAATTCTCGGTATACAAAATACTTTCAGGGATGTCATATATTTCCATGATAAACACGAGGTAAAGGATTATCCAGGACTTCTTCTCATTAAACTTCATTACAAAAGAATACAGGAAGAGTATGAAAAGATTTCAACAACACTAGAGAAAAAATATTATCATGATGTAGATGCATGGTTTGAAAAAAATGACAATTATTATTTTTACAAAGTTGAAAATTTTCCAATATTAGATGGTCTCATCAAACAAATACCATGCATTGACACAAGAGTCGCAGCTTTTGCTGTCACCGAAGGACCAATGGTTATACCACCACATAGAGCGGAATCAAATGAACTTCTGAGATATCATATCACCATTCAAGGTGATGGAGATTGTACTTTGTACACACAAAACGGTGAGCATGTACATATAGAAGGTGAAGACTTTCTCTTCGATCACTCGAGATATCATGAACTTATTAAAACAGGAAACGGTAAGAGAGTTGTTCTCATCCTCGATGTCAATAGATTTTAGAATCAATTTATAAATGTTTTCGACACGTTGCGATGTACATATCACTGCCACCTATGAGTTCTAGGGTTTTGTCGTCTACAATTCTCTTGGTAAAGGGTCCCGGGGTTCCATCTTTGCATCGCATACAGAGTGCCGAGAGTTTGGTGACATCACATGCGAGTGGGATACAGTCGATGAGTTCACCAAACTTTCTCTGAAAAGAATCAGCATCGAGACCAGCCAGAATCACACATTTATTGATAGATAGACAACACTCAACAAACTTTTTGAGA